AGAACGCACCAGCAAAGATCTGATCGTCGAGATACTGATCGAAGATCATTCCCTGTACGAATTGGGAAGCGGCTTCACCGAAGTTTCCTCTGGAGATTTGTTCCAACGCCCGCATTGTGGGGTCGGCGTACATACTCCACGGATTAACGAAGGTGAGGTTGATCGACGAGAGCGAGTCACCTTTGCCGAAGTAGTAGAAGGTGTTGCCCCTCAAGTACTCTGGAATCGAAGCACGGAGTGCCTCATCCTCATCGTCGCCGATGCCAGCAACTAGCACACGGAGTGCCGCTGGAAGTGCCGTACTGAACGCGAGCATACCAGTCATCGATGCGAATCGGATCTGACCCCTCTGCTTGATCTTGGGGTTGGCATCCTTCATCTCCGTACGAGCGAGCTTGTAGGTGTTGATGATGATCCGTGGGATCTCTGCTTTGAATCGGAGGAACGGAGCGAACTGAAGACCCAATCCAGACTTGGAAAGTTGAGTGACAATCGGAGCGGCTTGGCTTGCCGATTGCGCGGTCATCAGAACCTTCTCTGCGGCGAGACGCTTCAGCTGGTACTCACTCAATCCAGCAACACTACCAGTGTTCGAGAACCGCTGTGCCTCTTTGAGTTTGTTCAACTCATGCTCGAAGTAAGCGATCTTGTAGACGGCATCCGTGTGGGCTGACAAGCGGCTGGCTTTATCTGCGATAAACTCAAGTGCTTGCTTCCCTTTGGAAAGCTGTGTCTTATCCAGAAGACCTTCGATCTGCTTCATCAGTCCAGCGGAATCTACTTTTCCATTAAGGAGATCCTTGATGATTCCAGTCTGGATATCGTCACCGACGATGCCGAGCGCAGTAAGATCTGCGATGTAGCTATCGATCCTGTTCTGGTCTTTGAGACCAGCCCACGATTGTTTCGCGGCTACCTTCAGCATCTTGTCGATGCGACCGAATCCTTGGGATGGGCCGAAGAACAGCATATTTGATATGCTGTTACGGAGATAGAAGCCAACAGATCCGAGAGTCTTTGCCGCCATCGCGTAGCCAGTGGCTTTGTTGATGATCGTCATGGACTTATCGACAATGTCGATTGCATCGCTCGTATTGCGACGCATCGTGTTGCTGTCGAATGTCTTCTGGAATCCTTCGACCATCTCCTTCGGAGCGTACATTCCAAGCAACGGATCGTACATGGAAGTCTTCGTGGAGCGGAACGGAACGAACCCTTCGTACTTGGATGGGTTGTTGTGGTACTCCTCCGATGTGACAAGGAATCCGTTCTTCTCTCCGAGCGACCTCACATTGTTGAGGAACGATTGGTTGTTCGCCATCGTAGCCACCGTTACAAAAGTGCGGAGCAGGTTGTTGGTTCCCTCTTCGGAGTTCTTGTACTCTCCGAGAATCTCACGAAGCTCTGAAGGGATCTCCTTCTTCTGCTTCAGATTGTTGAGTATGACTCTGTAGCCTTCGCCCAAAGCCGCACCGCCGAGACCAGCTTCGTTCTTCGTAGCATAGCTTTCGATGAAGGCATTGAGTGCTTGCTGTCCGTAGGACATACCATTGCTCGACCGCTTATTGAGCAGAGCCTCTTTAGCCAACCTCTCTGCTTCGGCTGGCAAGACTCCTTCTCTTTCGAGACGACGCCTCTCGTTCTTCACGAACTGGTTGTCGAAGAACTCCATCGCTTTCTCGCGAGCCTTCTCGTAAAGCGGGTCAGTCTTAACGCGATCCGCGAATCCGATTTCGTTGAACATACGATACGCTCTCGTCATGTAGATTCCGAGTTGGCTATCGATGTACACACCGAACTCTTCGGTCAGACCATACGAGTCCTTCAGCTTCAACGAGAGTGGGTCGATAAGCTTCTGACGGATATCAACGATGTGCTTGGCAATCTCTGGAGCTTGCTCTGTGAGCTTGGTAAGAGCGGCGTCTTTGCGCTTAACTGCAAGCTCTCTCGCCGTCTTTCTGGCGGCGGAGATTGCTTCGTCGCGGAGTCTTGCTGACTCGACAACCTCTGCGGATCTCTGATCTGCGGTGAGTGCGGAGTTGTTTCGGATGGCGATCAGTCTTTCGGTGTGGGCATCTTCGATGCCGTCGTAAACAGCCTCATCGACTTCAACACCAGTGCTTCCCATTGCCTCTCCGATCAGTTCGTTCGGAGCATTGGCGATAGATCCGTAGCGTTTCTCTACGAGTTTATCTAGAGTTGCTTTGTAGCGAGTGACGAGATTCGCCACGGACTTACCAAAGAACTTGCGGTTATCGTCGAAGCGTTTGATGCGCGGATCAAGTTCTCCGATGATGGCTCGCATAAATCCTTTGGTTGGTGACTTGTAAGTACCAGCTTCAAAGATCGGAGCCTCAAGCATTTCGATAAAGGAATCGAACTGGATGGAGGATCCGCTGAAGGCAGTTCCGCTACCCAAACTAGTAAGCAGACGATCTGGATTTACTCCGTACTTGTTGAGTTCTTGAACCAGCGTATTTTTGATTTCTTGTTCTTTAAGAAGTCTTTCTTCCCCATCAAGTTTAGATCGCTCGATGGCTTTCATGGAGCGGGCATATGCTTGACGAGCTGGTTTGATCTCTTCAACAAGTCCTTTGACTTTGACCATCCGTTCAATCATCGCGCCAAACGCCCTCATGCTTGGGCTACCAGCAGTTAAATCAAAAGTCATATTCTTTGAAGAGCCGCTCTTCGACCAGTACAGTTCACCCTTATCTGGATTTGGCCCCAAATGAGTAAGCTGGACGATTGATGGAATACCATCTTCATCTTCTGCTAAAGCACGTATCTCATCCGCCACTTCGTTAACGCTACCAGTTGCTCTGCCATCGCTGACTAATTTCTCCGCCATCATTTGAATTTCGTGATTAGATAGCAGAGCGTCGAATCCTATCTTCGCCCAAGTTTTATACCCTTTGTATGCCACTTCTGCGACATAAGCTATTCCCTTTTCTTTTGCTTCTTTCTTCAAAGCCGTATTTCTTTCGGACGTTTCGTCCACTTCGGTGGCGGATCCAGCGGCGGATGTCGAAAGAGATGTAGCTCCGATCAAGTGATTGTTCGGTATCAACGCAAGCAGAAGTTCAAGACCAAGTGAATCAGCAGTCGCCGCCTCACCAGATATTTGTTTACCTTCTGAATCAACCGTTTCTTTTGGAACTAAAGACCCAACGTATATTGACCCATCTCTTTTGGCAGAAAGCATCAACGAATAGTTGCGGCTTCCACGGGATATTCCTACAATGAAATCTGTATAGTCTGGATTTATATCCTCGCGGATAATCGAGTAACCATCGAGTTGAAGGATTGATTCCTTAATCTTATTGAGATTGAGCTTATTAGTTTTTTCTCCTTTCGGATATGTTGGAGAAACAGTTATGATGGTACCAGCGTATTCATCATAAGCATTTGTGTTGGTTATAAGTTCATAACCCATACCAAGATCTTCGACATCTATGATCATGCCTTCGGCTAAAGCTTGTGCTAGCCCATCTTGATATTCGACAGGAATGTTATTCTCTTTAGAGAAGTCTTTCACAAGATTCTCAAATCTATTTTTCAAGTATGCTACGGCGGCTTTAAAACGGACATCACCTTCAGCATCTATTGGGCCACTCAATAATCCGAAATCGTATTTATTATAGCGAGCATTATCTGAAAGGTTCAAGTTAATCATTCCATCAGAATCTATGGTGAATTCAAATTCTGATTCGTATTCTTGTGGGGCTTCATCAGCTATCCGAGAGATTACTCGTTCCCCGACAAAGTCCATGAAGTCACCAATGTTGATGTTTAACTTCTCAATTTTCTCTGGAGTAACTTCCATTCCAGCTGGAGCTGGTATGACATCTGGTCTTGAAAGATATTGAATCCGCTTAAAGTCTTCCAAGTTAATCTGACTGTATAGAGTTTCGGCTCCATCTTCGTCAAAGCCAGCGGCTTCGATCTCGTCGAGATTGTCGATGCCAGTGATTGCACGGAAGGCTTCGAGAGAAGCCGTTGGATTATTTGGATCAAAGCGCAGTACCGAAGGACGAGTGCGGTAGCCCATCTTCAATGCTCGCATTTCAGTGAGCATACGATTGAGGGCGGCATCAACCAATGGGTTGCCAGTCTTGCGAAGACCGACCATGCGGCGGAATACACCTCCGATGTAACGGAGCATGATCTTGAACAGAGATGGGTTCGTTCTTACGAATGCCGCAGTCTCTTCGGAAGTAGATCCAGTGGTTACTCTCTGAAGATGGGCGCGGAGATGTTCTTCAGTGAGTCTGCGTTTTTCGGAGAGAGCGGTTCCTTCGTCTTCGGAACGGAGTCTTTCTTTCGCCGCAGTGCGATCTGTGTCGTTCTGGTAGTATGAGTCAGCGACACTATCGAGTTCGTTCTGGTTGAACGAGTTTGCGATCTCATCAATGACGGATTGTGGTAGCGCATTGTATGAGGCTACGTGTCCAAGCTCTTCGTAGATGATGCTCTCTACAACCATATTGGATGTAAGCCCATCAAGACCATCGACAAAAGCCATCATCCTGCCCATGTCGATCTCCACCAAATTACCAGTAGCTGATGCTACAAAGCGTCTTTCTTCTCCGAGAGCAAGCACTTCATCTTTATTGAGATACTTGACCCTAACTTCAAACGGAACGATGGAGCGTATCAGAGCCTGTAAGTTTCTTGCTTTAGCAAGTTGCTCTGTATCTGTAGCAGAAACAGACTTCGGAACATTGGTCTCGTCGAGCTTGCGTTGCTCTGCTATTAGTTCAGCATTAGCCGCATCAACAACTTCTTGGCTTGGCGTGAAGATGGCTTCGGTTGTCTCTACGACTTCTTCAACCACACCGCGAGTAGCTTTGACGGACTCTGGGAGAGCGTCATAGGTATCAGCCGCACGATTCATGATATCGGATGCGTCTTCAGCAACGGTTGCGAACAAGCTTGCCGAAGTGTTGCGTTCCGAATTGATGGCGGAGCGGCTGATCTCGATGATGTCTTTCAGCGCATTGGAGTACAGAGCGTTCTCCTTCTTGTTGACTTTGCGGAACAAGCTGACGATGGCATCGATGATGCGGGAGAAGAATCCACGCTGACCCTTCGGAGGATCGACGTCTTTGACCAGAGCTTGGAACTTCTGCGACAACAGGAAGTTGGCGATGAACTCGTCGATGTTAACAAGTCCGTCCGTCAGAGACGGATCAGTGATACCTGCCTTCTCTGCTTGCTTACGGACGAGTTCCATCAATCCGTTCAAGCGAGTGACGGCTTCGGCTTGGGATGTGGTAAGTGCGTCCTTCGGTTTGTTGACAGTGTCCGAGAGGAATGCGTGGACGTACTCTTCGAGAAGAACATTCTGAAGTCCACGTCCGTTGTGTCCGTTGAGGTTGATGAACACGCTATGTGATCCGTCGATCAAGCGGTTGTATTCACCAGCAACTCCGATGTCAGCTTCGCCGATCTCGAACTTGATGGTCTTGATGAATGCCTTATCCTCAAGAAGTAGATTTGCAACAAGCTTGTGGGATTGGTTCTTCGATGTCTTCGCGATCTGCTCAAGAGCTTTGATCACAGACTCTGGATCACCAGACTCAAGTCCGAGTCTAGCGGCATCGACGGTGTTGAATTGTCTTGCCGCCGCCTTTTGAGCTTCGGTGATATGCGAGCGAGACATACGCTTACGCATCGACTTATCGATGGCGCGGATGAAGTTCTTCGCTTGTTCGGTTGTAGCCTTACCTCCGAGAGAGTTTGCTAGCATTGCTTGAACGCTCGACACATATTCAGTGTCTTGCGTCGGATCGGAAAACTCGCTTCCTCTGGAAGAGAGGCGGAGGAAATTGAGTGATCTACGGAGATCATTGCCAGACTCGAACCCACCGTCACGGAGGGTTCTCTCGAACTTGATAATCTCTGGATGGTTATAGTTTCCTTTGGCGATCCAGTTGGCGAGAGTTCCGAAGGCATCGACCGTTGTCATGTTGGTCACGCGAGTGACTTGAGTTGGGGTCGGATCGACATACACCGATTGGAACAGGAGATCATTAAGAGCATCACGCAAATCTGGATTTTCATCCATTGCGCTCAATGCGTCGAATTCGGACTGCTTAATCATCTTGGAGATGTCAGCGGATGACATCCGTGGAGTGTCCGAAAGAGAAGGCTCTCCGATATAGGAAGCTTCTTTGGTGAGATCGTTAAGCTCCACTTGATCCATGATCGTGGGATCCATCGAAGTGGTAGCCTTAACCTTCTCTTCGATCTCGCGAGCCTTTTGCTGATCGTCGTAGCGCACCTTAACAGTGGACGCCAACTGATCAATCGTCGGCATCGTGTTGCCCTCAAACCGCTTGTTGTTCAAAACGGATCCATCAAGGAACTTCAGCATCACCGCATTTGGATTCTTCTTAATCTCTTCGGCGGAAGTTGTAACGAACGGAGACAAGCGTTCGGCAATCGTCGTCTTGTTCTCTGGACGGAGTCTAGCCGAGAACATCTTGATCGCGGCCTTTGTCTTGTTTGGATCGATCTTCCAACCAGTCGGAGTCTCGATAGCAATCTTGGACGAGATCAACGACGAACGGATCTCGAACATATTCACGTGGTTCATGTACTCCACGTGCAGAGCTTGAAGTGCCGTGTCAAAGAATCCCGCTTCGAGATCACGACCACCGACAAGTCGGAGCGTCTTCTGAACCATATTCCTTGCGGCTATACGGAGAGTGTTGGTAACACCAGAAACACGTGCGCCTTCAACAAGCTCTGGCGTAGTAGCGTTGACCATCAACTGGTTGAAGTTTCCAAGTACTTCGCCGACGCTCGTTGGCATCGATCCGATGTTGGTTACTTTGCCAGACTGATCGACAACTGGAGCACCAGAAGGAATCACACGTTGATTCTCCTTATCGTCCAAGAAGATGGAAGCGAGATTGGATGCCTCATTGAGAGATTTGTAGTCTGGCTCACTGGTAAGTTGACGCTCAATCGGAGCCGTCATCGATATCATACCAGCTTTTCCATCTGGACGTGGGCCGAGTACATCGACTACTCGACCACCACGGATAACCAAAGAAGGGTTAATGTTGCCCTCAAAGGATCTTGGTACGCGAACAGGGATACCGTCGCGGATCATTTCCGCAATCAGAACAGGATTGTTGTTGAACACACCACGACCATTGGCGTCGAGCGCACCAGTGATTGGCTTTCTGGTTACACGCTGTTTGGCAATCGGATCATAGTAAGTGATCTCACGTGCGCTCTTGTAAGCAGATCCACCTTCTGGAATTCCCTCATCTACAACGGGGAAGTTCTGGTAAATGGTATCTGCAAGCAGATCAGACCTCTTCGAGTAATAGGATTTCTCTCCAGTAGCCTTCTCTGAAATGTCGCGTGGCGGCATTCCATATCGGGAATTGGAGCGGAACAAGATCGGGAAACCAGTACTGGCAACGACATTGAATGCCGTGCTTTCGGCTTCTTTCATTTCTTGGTCACCAGCAAACTGATCAGCAGTAGCTTCGACCATGAGCTTGTTATTGGGAGCCGAAGGAAGTTCTGCTCGCGGAATCACGGTCGGCTTGGACGAGAGATCGCTAACTTCCGAGCGCAAGTATTCATCGAAACTCAATCCAACTTTCTCAATAGCTGGTTTGGTTTCTTTGAAGTCCAGCATATGGAACGGCACAGTCACTGAATTCGATTTGCCAGCTTCTTCTTGAGTGGCAGAGAATCCGATATCGAACTGTTCGGTAGAGTCGATCTCTTGTGGGCGAATAGCCATAACCGCCTTCATCACATCCTCTTCTGTCACGTCGGAAAGAGATTTGAGGAGAGTCTCTGGTGACTCATCGATTCCAGTGGCGGTAGCTTCAACGGCAGAAGTACCAGTAATCGCGGCTTCGACAGCTGGAGCTTCTGCTTGAGTCGCCGCACTAGTAATAGTTTGAGCCGACTGAACTTTCTGATAAAGCTCTTCTGGAATAGCGACATTGCTACCCTTCAAAGTATCCATCATTTTGGTTAGTTCGACAGCCTCTTGCGGAGTGACTGTAGTAGCAGGAGCTTCGGCGACTGGAGCTTCGGCAGTTGGGGTTCCAGTAACGGCGGCTTCTACAGCTGAAGCTTCTGCTTGGGTTGCCGCACCAGCTGTAGCTTGAGCCGATTGAATTTTCTGATAAAGCTCTTCTGGGATAGCAACATTGCTATCCTTCAAGCTATCCATCATTTGGGTTAGTTCGGAGGCTTCTTGTGCAGAAATAGTAACTGGAGCGACAGGAGCTTCAGCGGCTGGAGCTTCGGCAACTGGAGCAACAGTAGCTTCAACAGCAGGAGTAGCGGCGGCGGCACGGCGTCGCTCAATAGCTGATTCGATTTGTTGGCGGCGACGGACTGGACCAGTCAACATCGTGCGAACGATTTCAGCAGTCATCGGACTACCAGACTCCGTGAGCTTATTGGAGATATCGGTAAAGGCTTGGTACTCCAAGTCGCGAGCCGCCGCAGTACGGGCATCACGATCAAGGGTTCCTGCAATGCGTTGCACCGTCGGTACACCAGCACCGATGATACCACCAACAACGAAAGCGTTGAAGCTCTGGTTGAGGCGTTCTATCATTGGTGTGTTTTCGTTAAGAGCGGCGTCTTGAACGAAACCATTGACGAACTGATCGAGACCTTCTTCAACACCTTCGTTGTAAGCTTCTCTCGAAATGTGTTTGCCGAGACTCAAGTATCCGTTCTTCTTGAGCGATTCGCCGAGAACGTTCTTGATCAGTTCGGTTGTCTGTTTGTTGGAAAGATCTTCGGCGGCGTTGGTCAAACGACCCAACACTGTTTTCATCTCACGGAAGGTGAGACCTCTCGTCAGAGCAGTTTCAAGACCGCCGCGACCAATGGCGGAGAAGCCAGAGGTAATTACACCAGTTACGACACCACTCGTAATCGCCGCGCCGAGCGCACGATCATGGGCTTCTTCTCTGGTGAGATTGGGATCCTTCTGGAGTTGGTTGAAAAGAGTGCCATAAGTAGCACCCATTGAACGGTTTGCGGCTGGAATGAAACTCGCAGGGATGTTTACGAGTCTGGAAGCAATCTGACCGCTGGCTCCTTTGATCGCGGCCATCGCACCATTGATGCCGCCGTCCGCTACAGACTGCTTAATAAGCCCGTCTGCAAGAACTCGTTGGGCCGCTTGTTCGGTAGTCTCACCAGCTAGTGGGCGGAACACGTTAGAGACAAGTCCTTTGGCAACGCCTTTAACAGTAAGACGTGCGCCTTGCTTGGCGGCAAGATAACCAGCACCACCGACGCCACCAGCAGGAGCGGTAGCCATACCCAACAGAGCGGTAGCACCCATGTCGGTCAACATTGGGGCAAGACTTTCAGCAACGTCTTGCGATGTGCCGAGATCTACGCCGAACATATTGGCGAGTTCGCGCCTGTCTTGATTCTTTTGAGCAACGTCTGCCAAGTAGTCTTGCGCGAATTCAGATCCAACCGCCGCAGGAATAGCGGCAACCAATTGACCGAAGCCATCGACAACGGACATTGTGAGACCCTTAAACCGTTGCGAGATTTCGCTATAGTTATCTTCGTTAGCCAAGAAAGTCTCCAGAGTCTTGGAGTCCTTCTGACCAGAGGCACGTCCCTTCTGCAATTCGTTCTGCCAATCTTCGCCGATATCGGAACGAGTGAGTAGATCGTTGAACTGATGAAACTGCTTGTCGATGAACTGCTTGCGCTGACCTTCGAGCTGTGACTTGACTTTGTCAGAGATGTCTGGACGAGCCGCAAGAGCCTTATCGAACTTCTCTTTGTTAGCCATCAATGCTGGTGGAACGGTCGGAAGACCATAGCCGTAGTTACGGATGTTCTTGCCGATCTCATCGTCGCCGTCATGGAATTGGAAATATCCTTGATCAGTAGCGCGACGAACTCCGAGTTCGTTCATTGCCGTTTTGATCTCGTCAACAGAGTAAGCTTCGCTCTCACGGATAGCACCACTGGTGTTGATCTTTTTGGCGAGTCTTTCAGCGGTAGTTGATAGATTTGTAGAAGCGGTAAGTTCGGCTTTCTTTTTAAAATCTTCTTTGGCTTTGATTTCGTCGCCACGTCCGAGCATTGTGCCGATAGCGTTGACGACAACTTCACCAGCGCGATTGAAAGCGGCCCCAACAGAGTCGCCCCAATCGTATTCAGTGCGGGCCATCTTGCGGGCATAGCCGTCGATGTTAGCCTTAACGTCTTCGTCTTCTTTGGCTAGTGCCTCAAGCATCGAAGCCGCTTCGGCGATACGCTTAACTTTGTAGTTGGGGGCGGTAAAACCTTCTTCAGTATCGAGTTCGCGTTTGGCGACGTACGCATCAGCCAGACCGACGCCAGCCTTTTGCGATTGTGCCAGAGCATCTTTGAGTGGCAATTGAGCGGCAAGATCACTTGCGATGATCTCGTAGTTGCCGTCGTCGTTAAGGACTTTAGCGAATGGGATCTCGTTGTTACGGATCTTGGAACGAAGAACGTCGTCGTAGCTTCGAGTCAAAGCTTCTTCAGCGGCAGTACGGTACTCGACTTCTTTGGCTTTGAATTCGTCGGTAGCGTCTGGATTGCTATCGAGAGTCTTTTTGTACTCCGTGTATTGGGTAACTGCTTCCCACTCTGGAGAGTCATATGGCAACGTATTCTGAACGTCGCGCAGTTTCTCATCAAAAGAAACTTGTGGAGTACGAACGGTGAGTTGGTTGGCTTCGTCTTCCGAAACACCGCGACTGAGGAGAGACTCCTTCAGACCATTGCGAATCTCCATTTCGGTAGACTCGTCTACAATACCGTTATCTAGATAGGTTGATCGAAGGTAATCTGCGTACTCAACGCGACCATCGACTTCATCAAGAATTGTTTTTCCTTCAGCCCATTTTGAGTAAGGCTGAATTTCCAGTTGGGGTTTCTCACTCAGGAGAAAATCGTATTCGGACATAACGGTATGTATTTAGTGGTGGCTATTCTTCAAATAGATTTTTGGTAGATGGTTGTGATCGAGATTGTAGGTATCCGCGACGTTGACGAGAGATCGCTCTGAATGCGTACTTGTAGAGTTCCTCTGGCGGGACAGAGTCTAGCTTCGCGGGGTCCTGTTGCAAGCTTGGATTGAGATCCATCATGATTTCTTTCATCTCCATCACTTGCAACGGAGAGAACGTTGGGGCTTCTGGCACAGCGAGTGGTTTGCCATCTTTGTCCTTTGTAGCTGTCGGAGCTACGCCAGTTTGAAGTGCCGCGATAAAGTCATCATCGCTAGTTCCTTTCGGGGCGAACGAACGAAGAGCAGACTCATGACCTTTAAGAATATCGAGATCAAGTTTCCGTGCGGCTTTGGCTTGATCAACATCGAGTTGTTGCTTCGCGATATCAGTTTTAAGCTTGGCTTCTTCTTTGCGTTGTACATCAACAGCACTGGCAGCATCGTAAAGGGTTTTACCCATTCCAGTGGTGACGTCTGGATACATCGTCTTGATGACATCCTTCGCACCCAAGTTGACCAACTGCATCGCCATCGAATCACGTTTATTTTTCTGATCCTCAAAGGCACTAACCCCACTGATGGACGCATTGAATATGGTATTCAACTGTGGGTTCTTCACCACTTGTTCTCCGTATTCAGCTCTAGTTGCTTCAAGTTTCGAGATTCGGGTTAGGGGGTCCAGTGAAGTATCGGACTGGATACCAATAATTCGTTTGGAAATCTCTGGATAAAGTTTCTCGAACTCGACTTGCTGGCGAGCTTCTTTCTTTGCTGACTCTAAAGCAAACTTTGTGCGCTCATAATCCAATGCTTGAGATTGGGTTTGGAGCATTTCCTTCTGCGATTTAAGTTGAGAATCAAGAGCCGCATCAGTTGCCGTTTTATATTTTGACGACAGCATTGATCTTTCCCGATCAGAAAGAGAAGATCCAGAAAAATACTCACCCTTCAAAGGAGAGATATCAGAACTATAAGAAAAGTCTTCCATGCTTTTTACGATGGTTTCTGTCCAAAATAAGAAGGAAGTCTGCCAGCATCAATTTCTTTTTCTTGGAGTGCCAGATATTTACGGTTAACCTCAAGTTGTTTTCTCTTGTATTCTTCGGCTTGGGCTTCTTCCCGCCGAGCCATATCAGCCATTTGTGATTCTTTTCTAAGATACTCTTCTGTTTTGATAGCTGGTTCCTTTACTTTAGAGGCAGCTCCAGCGGCAGCAAAGTCATTGGCGGCGGCAGTAAATCCTTGGCGTTGAAGTTTTCTAGCCATTCTCATTAAGCGGCCACCTTCAGATTCAAGAGAACGTGTTCTATTTTTCTCAGCAGTCCAAGCACCCATCGGTTGATCCTGCAACTTCTGGTATTCGTCCAGACGTCTAAAGGTTCCTTCAGCCCACTTTTTGCTATTGTCTTGTGGCTGTTGACCAGCAAGTGGAGTACTAGCTGGAGTGGTAGCAGTAGCAGGAGTAGTCGGCGTCGAAGACATCGACGCAAACATCGACGGTTTTGCGGGTTCGCCAGTTGGAGTTTGGGCTGGAGAGCTAGCTGGAGCTGGGGGTCCAACAAGTTCTGGAGTACCGCCAAGTGATGTTGATTTCACACCTTCGGCTTTGTACTGATTGTAAAGATTGCTTAACTGATTGCGGGTAATTCCAAGCTTTGCCCCCTCAGCGGCGAGTGTTTTTCCTTCGGCTTGGAGTTCTTGGGGACTGTAATTGGAGCGGGTAGCGGCCAAACTCTTGACCATAGACGCAAGTTCTTTGCGTTTATCCAGTTCCCCTTCGTCTTTTGGTGGGGTGTAAAACGACGGTAAGGCCATGAGCGGGATCTTAATTTAGAGTGGCTACCGTGTCAATACAATATCACCACAGATGCTTACAAGCCCAATAGCGGGCGGTGGTTTTGTCCTTCGCGGACTCACAATTGTGTCTGGCCCGAAAATTAGCACGCCTCTTAGGATTTTTGTGCTGAGTAAAATCTTCGTACCCTCTAGCCCCAAACGACACTTTTTTAATCTTATCTCCTTCCTTACCCAAAACCACAAACTTCTTTGGAGAACCTGCTGGTGCCTTCTTCGGTTTATTAAAGCCAGCGTACTTCTCTCCCATATACTGGATCTGACCGGAGGGTAATCTCTTAAATCGTGGGGTAGCCATTCGGTTAGATTCTACCACAACCAAAAATAAAAGTCAACATTTGACCAAAATCATTTTCGTCAATAATTTTCCTATTCCCTATAATAAAAAGTCTTTTCTAGGATTGTCATTCATTAAGCCCCGCTTAATGAATTACATCATTATATTAGACTTTTTGAAGTGGGGGTGCGGCTAGTCGATCAGAACCGCTTCGGAGTTCGAGAGCGCGTTCCGCAAAGTTTGAAACGTAACCTGTTTCCTGAACCCGCTACTCATATCGTCGTTCGGTGGCTCCATTGCCACTAGCCCTAATTGCTGACGAGCGCAGTCCATCGCGAGAAATGCGGCGTCAGCCAAGTCGGGCGACCGACCGAATCTCGACTTGAACTCTGGCTTGGACTCGATCTTGACTTTGAGCGAGCCGCCTTTGACTAGCTCGTAGTTTCTGGCACAGATCTCTTGGGCTAGATCTGCGGAGACTCCGTAGACCTGTTTGGTTCTCATGAGTTCCTTTCCCACGAACCAGAGTTCGGATACACGATTCGTGTAGAGTTCTTCGCCAGTCAGCTTGCTGTTCGCGCTGACCCGCTTGTCAGACGCTTTGCCGCCAAAGCTGACACGGAGGATCGATGGAGACCATTCGCCAGCCAGCACGTCACAGAACGGCGCACCAGCTCCAGTGGCGTCAACCGCCACATTCTCTGGTAGAATACCCCTTCTGGTACAGTGATCCTTGATTTGCCGCACGATCTGGTAGGTCCGTGGGATCGCCTTATTGGTAGCGTCGTCGTTCAAGTGGATGGCTTCGTCAAATTCTAGTACATAATGACCCGCCTTATTGTAGCCCACTTTGGCAGTGAATAGAATCGTTCGGTCTCCGCCGTTAGTGAAAGCTGGATCTAGACGCGATTTCCGCCTCACTGTAGATTCCTTGGGTTTCGTCGCTGTCAAAGAAGACAGCACGGACCATTCGCATATAGCCGCGAGACTCTTGTCCAAGCAACGCCCTATCCTCCGCCAGCTTCTCCTCCGTCGGGAGCCACGGATAGAGGGTCTCGCCAGCTAGAATGTTGGGACTTCGCTCGCCGTCGAGCCGCAAATAATATCCATTCCATTTGGTTTCCCAATTGTCAGCCGTATTTGTGTCCACTGATTCCCAGCCCTTTTTTGGCTCCGACCACACACCGAATGCGTCGAATCGGCTGTTAGG